TAATCGCCAATATTAAAGGAGTAAAAATGCATTACTCCTCCTTTTTGTAGTTATTTAAAACATCTTGTTTTGCCTGCTCTACATCTGCATCATCCATTCCAATTGATTCTTTTAATCTTGATAGTGAATCTTTTGGTTCTGTTGATTGCCTTGCATTAGGTGTAATGTCTACAAAGTTATCATCATCTATCGATACAACAGAACTGATTGCATCATTTTTAGGTAGTCGTTTTGCAATCCTATGTATCACAGTTTTCTTTGCCATCTGGTCAAACCATTTAACCCAAGGTGAATGTGGTGATGATGCACCTTTTGCTTGTTGTTTGCATTTATCTAAATCATCCATATTCATAATCTCAATGTACTCTCCATCATTTGCAGTTTGTACATAACAGTAAACGCATATACGATTACCTCTGTTACCAACTAACAATGGAATATGCTTTACATGAGGATTACTTCCTAACTCATATTCAAAACAATCATTTTCATATACAACTTCAGCAGAAATTGTTTTTATTAATCCGCTGTTATGCATTAACTTAATAACACCTTCGACCATAGGTAAATAATTAACTTGATTGCCATACTGAACTGCTGCTGCTTCTCTGCCATCTAAATACAAACCATCTTGTGCTGCCTTCATAAAAGTCTGCATCAAACTAGTTTTGTCTGCTTGTAATAACTTTGGATTTTTATTTAGCGTTAACTTAGCAACACTAATAAATTTGTTTACATCCATTTGCCTTGGCAAAGCTTCAGTAAATTTGTCTGCCATTTTTTCTAGTGTTCCCTGCATGGCTACAAGTGGTGTGATTGATGAGGTCATTAGTTAAACTCCTTTTGGTTGATTAAATTTAAATTGGCGAAAGCCTTTGCGTGGGTTGATGTATGTACCAACCATGTCTTGGGTAATGTATTTACCTTTACTACCTTTTGTCATTCCGCAATTGATTGTTCCATTAATTGAAACTATCTTGGATGCATTTTGACTTAGTTCTAAAATTTGTGCTTTTACTGCATCTTTTTGTTTGCCTAATGAAACGTACTCTCTGTTGATTGCGTTGTAATCATCAACAAGTTTGTCCATGTCTTCATCTGCTGCAAGGATTACACCTGCGTCTGCTTCGTTATATAAATTTTTCATCATGTATTGTGAATCTCTGAGATAGTCAATGTCAGGGGGTGTACCTGCCTTAACTCTTTCCCAAAACTCTTTTACTTTTGTTTCTAATAACTGTCCAACTTCTTTGTTTCTTGCTCTGACAATAAGCTTTTGTGTATTGCCACCAACTAATGCAACGATGCATCCCCAACTTAATCCACTAACGTGAAGCTGATGCTGCAATTGCATTTCGATATGTGGCGGTGCTTCGATATGGCCATTTCCATCGTCAACCCATTTTGTGCGATAAACCATTGAGTCAACATTTTTTACCTCCATAATTCCTAGCTCGTCACTGCTAGTAATCTTGTAATCAAACGAGCTACCCATTCTTGTGTCTGTATCGCTCATGTATACATCAAATGGTTGGACTTGCCATCCCTGAGACTCTGCACAACCTTGAGCAATAGAATCCTCAAGTCTGCGACCCCATGCCATACGCTCATTGTCATCAATGTTTACGACAACCTTATCTTTTTTCTGGTTGTACAATTCAAATTCTGATTGCCATGGGTTGACATTAAACAATGCTGATACTTCTGTTGAAGTTACATCAAGCAATCTGTTTTCTAACCAATCTTGTTTGTCGGTTATTGGAATTTCTTTTAAAGTCATTAATTTGTCTCCTTTTGAAATTGAATAAATTCTGAATCAGGAACTACGTTAGATTCCCATTTAGCTACGGTTTCGTATCTGTAACCATAACGGTCTGCAAGTGGGGAAGAAGATGCTACCTCCTCATCCCATGTGCCAGTAAATTTACGTTGCCTGATGTTGTCTCTGTCAAAAACCTTGCGGTCTATCTCACATCTAACCTCATTTAAAATGTCGTAAAGAGAATACTCGTCATTGGTGTAGACGGTAATTGTATGTTTTCTCATCGTTAAACCTCCATGATGTGTTGGATCTCAGGTTGACCAACGTGTGTAGTCACTTTCTCCCAAGGTGTTTTGTTTGCAGCAGAGTTATGTCTTTGAACAATTTGTGCTGCTTCTAATAAACTGTCTGCTTCAACCACAAATGTGTGGTGAACAGTTTTTCTTTCTACAATTTCGTATTTCTTCATTGGTCTAAAAAAGATTTGTACTGAGGGTGGTCTTGTAGCTCTGACTCTAAAGCTAATTCTTCATCCCACATTTCTGGAGTGTGATCGCAATAAGGAAGGTTAGCCAAGAAGGCCAACCTTTCCAGTTTCTGGGTATCTGTCATTAGTCCTCCCATCCATCAGGAGCATTTAATGCTTTTTCTCTCCAGTAATTGTCACGGCTACGCTGTAACTTATCTGATGAATTTATCTCTTCAACTATTTCTGAACAATCGTAATCAATCAATGCAGAAAAGTGAACGATTTTCTTAATCATGGATTCATAGTATGTTTCCATTGATTCAAGAAAATACTGCTTGTATCTAAACCAATTGCGAAATTGCTTGGTTTCAATCTTGCCAGTACTTTCGTTGTAATAACCATTCTTAACTTTATAGTTCCAATGGTTTCTCATGTGACGATAGAAGGGTACTTCAACCATCTTGTAGAGATCACGTTTTCTGAGATCGTCACCAGTATTGTAAGCATCAATCATGAGTCCATACTTGTACTCTTTAATGCGTTCTGGTAACTTACCAAGTTTAATTCTGTTTTTGTATCCAGAAATTAATCTCTTGATGTCCGACCTATCAAGTTCAACTGTAAACTTGTGGTCGATGTTTGGGTCTGTGTAGACCAGTTTTGCGTCAATGTTAGACATAGTGTTTGTTAATAGAAATTAGTAAACAACAATTGAAGGTATAACACCTTCGTAAACTAGTGTAGCACATAGTGCAACACCTGTCAAATAATTAATTAATCAAAGGCATCTCGTTTCTTCAATACTTCCACCTCTGCAAAGCATCTGGGGCAAGATAAATTAGTCATTACCGAAAATTCAGGATAACCTCCCATGCCTTCTTCTATGTCCACATCACCGCCAATAATTAAATCGCTATCGCACCAGTAACAGTTCATTTTTTTACCTTCCTTTCTTCTAAATCTTTAAACGGATCTGTATCTACCCATTTTCCATTTTTAAATACTTTTAATTTTTCTGGTTCATTTGTGTTAATACACATTGCACCTTCTGGAATGTCGTTTTGCTTTTTCATTCTCTTCCAAAAATAAGTTCATGGGCTGATAGTTCTATACCTCTATCCCATGCTGTCTCAAGCAGCTTACGTTGAATAGATGTTGGTATAGTGCCATCTCCCTTTTGCCATTTAGATACTGATGCTGGGTCACGATGTATTGCCCTAGCTAATGCTCGAACACCACCGAACTCAGCAATGGCTAATTGTACTGGTGTTTTAATAGTTGATTCCATACCTTTATATTGCCATAAATGCAACATTAATACAAGTAATTAGACAAAAAAAAGAGGGTTGTTACGCCCTCTCTTCTTTTTCTAATTTTAATCTGTGTGTTTCGCTCATCTCTTGCAGCTTTTCGTATAGCTCACGAGGTGAGTACCTGTACATTGCGTCTTCGCCAAGTAGAACGTCACATACGTTTATAACAAACCAGTGTTTAAGCATTGGTTCACCAGTAAAGAGTCCACCGTCTTTGTCATAGTCATCAACCGCTTGGCGGTAATGATGTAATTCCATGATGCCCTCTTTGTCTGGGTCTGGTGGTGTTCCAAATTGAAAAGTCATTAGTTGCCCTCCAAACAAACTTGGCACATATCAACTGGTATTCTCATTTGATGAACGACAGTATACATACCTTCGGCAGTTTCAGATTGGCCGTTTACTTTAGAACCTAAAGCAATGCTTTTCTGGCCGTATAAATCCCCTTTTGATATAGAGGATTTACATGAGTAGCAATTTCTTGCTTTTCTTGTTTTCTTAAGTTTCATGTCAAATAAGGATTAGGAATAAAATTAAATAAGGAAATAGTGCAAAGGCCATAGGTCTATCCATATACAAGTGTGCTGTAGGTCATTATCTGCAATATAGAATCAGCTATTGATGCATCTATAAGTCCTAGATTGTTATCTTTAAATGCTTCAAAGACTTGAGTACAATCATAGGTATTTAGATTTGTTTTACCTGAGACTATATTTTCGATAGCTGTAATAACATCTTGTACTTTGAATTGATGCTTGTCATCTTCGCAATCTTCAATGTTAATAACAGTATCTAGATTAATATCCTTGAGCCAAGCACAACAGCCTTCATGCTCATAATCTTGATCTGGTAGATAGTAACCATCTTCATCTTCTTCTATGTCTCCTACTGTTACGCTATGCGCCCAGTAGCCTGACCCTTGACCCATTGTGCAAAATAAATCTTTAAGGTCTTGTAAGCTGATGTCAAATTGATAATTGACATTGCATTTGAATGTTTGTTCTGTTGTTGTAGTCATTGGTCTGATTAATAAAAAATTTGGATAAAAAAAAGGGTGAAATTATTCACCCAAGTATGCGTCAACTAATTCTCTGTATTCAACAGAACCATCAACTACGCTTTTATGAGAGACACGAGTCATTTGATTGCTGTTCATAAAAGATTCAATAAAAACTTTTTTGTTTTGGCCTTTGACATCTCTGTAGTCAACTCCAAGCATTAAATCGCAGAATACAACAAATGCTCTATTTGCTTCTGCTTTAGTACGCTTGAGCAATCTTGCATAAGTACCTGCATATGTGTCAAACCATAGCTGGGCTTGATCTTTGATTTCGTCAGGTGTGAAAGTTTCAGTAGTCATTGTTATTAGAAAATAGTAATGTACTTTTATAGTGTTGCATATAATCCAACAGGTGTCAACAAATTAATTTTAAATATTGCGATTTACTCTACATTTCTCTATATTATGAATAATTTTATTTATTTTTTATGACACTAGCAGCAGTTAGGCCAAAAACTATTGTTGTTGGTGTTACAGATACTGGTCATCGAGTTGCAGAGGATCATCCAAACCATAATCCTCAAATAACTCAGGTGATTGTTGATGCATTACGAGAATTACATGAAGACTATGGTATTGGCTATGGTTGCCTTTCCATAATGTTCGGTATCTCTCGTGGTTACATAGCTCAAATTTGCCGTTATGAAAAAAGAGTCAGTTACGCAACTCGTTACAAAACAATCCAAGTTAGGTAGACCTTCTACTAAACCTGATCCTGTAATAGTTAACGAAATAATTGAATGGATTGCTCATGGTAATACTTTGCGCTCATACTGCCGTCAGAAAAATAAACCGAATTGGAGAACTATTTATAACTGGTTGGAAAAAGATGATGGAGACTTTATCGCACGTTTCGCACACGCGCGAGACATGGGTGCTGATGCTATTGCAGAAGAATGTTTGGAGATAATAGATTCACCTCCTCCTTTGTGCGGTTCTGAGGGCAATACAAGGCTAGATCCGGCAGCAGTTCAGATGCAAAAGAACAGAGTAGAAGCAAGACTTAAGTTGTTAGCTAAATGGAATCCTAAGAAGTATGGAGAAAGAGTTGGAGTTGATGCAGGGGGAAGTATCTCGTTAAATATTTCTACAGGCGTTCCACAAACGTGAAGCAACCGTTAATTAAATTAGACTATACGCCCCGAACTTGGCAGAGAGAATGCCATTTAAAGAAACAAAGGTTTAGCGTTTACGCATTGCACAGGCGATCAGGCAAGACAGAACTGGCCATCATGGAACTAATAGACAAAGCCATGAAGACAGACAAAGAACTAGCCATGTTTGTGTATATTGCACCGTTCTTGAGACAGGCAAAAGCAATTGCATGGGCAAGATTAAAACAAAAGATAGAACCATTGCGTAGAACCTCTGTAATCGACATTAACGAGGGTGAACTATCGGTCAGGTTTAAACATAATGGAGCGATTATCAGATTGTTTGGTGGTGACAATCCTGATGCATTACGAGGTATGAGATTAGATGGCTGCGTGATAGATGAGGTAGCCCAGATTAAAAACGAGCTATGGTCAGACATAGTACAGCCAGCCCTGTCAGACCGTCTTGGATGGTCATTGTTTATTGGTACACCACAAGGTATTAACTTGTTTTCTGAGTTGTATTACAAAGCCGTCAATGAGGAGGGATGGACAGCATCAAGGTACACAGTGTTCGATACAGATAGTTTGCATCCAGATGAGGTTACTCGTCTTAAACGTGATATGAGTGAGACATCATTTGCTCGTGAGTATTTATGTGATTTTTCTGCACAGGGTGATGACCAGTTAATTGCATTGGCAGATACCGAAGATGCAGCCAAGCGGATATACCAATTAGACCACATTAGATTGTTTCCAATAATCCTTGGCATCGACCCAGCAAGGTTTGGAGATGATCGTTCTGTAGTGTTCAGACGGCAGGGCAAGCAAGCATTTAAGCCAGTTGTATATCGAGGTATAGACAACATGGAATTAGCGTCACGAGTAGCCAATTTAATAGAGGAACATAAACCAGATGCTGTGTTTTGTGATGCAGGTGCTGGTAGTGGTGTAATCGACAGACTAAGGCAATTGTCATATGACGTAATTGAGATACCGTTTGGTGGTAAGGCAATGAAACCAGACCAATACATTAACCGTAGAAGTGAGATGTGGTGGTTAATGAAGCAATGGATAGAAGAAGGTGGTGCAATACCAAACGATGTAGCCCTCAAACAAGAACTAGCTACACCAATTTATTGGTACGACAATGTAGGTAGGCGTGTATTAGAAGGTAAGGATCAAATCAAGAAGAGATTGCAGGGAGCAGGGTCACCAGATTTAGCTGATGCACTAGCACTAACCTTTGCCCTTCCAGTAGCCAAAAAGGTAGCAGAGGACATATACATTAAAAGACGTAAAGAAGCCACACAGAAGGCAGACTATGACCCATACACAAGAATCTAACTTTGTTCGTATAGCAGATGGTCTAGATGTAGATCCATTGCTCAAGTTGCTTGATGCCAAACCTGAGTTATGGAAGGAAATACAGATTAGGCAACAATTTACTGGGTCACCACATAAAGATACGGAGTCGATATACGTTAGAGGGCCACTAAAGATGAGCCAATATTACGTTTTATGGGATACAGGGTCATATGACTACCCATGCATGGAGTATTTAAAGCCAGCACTTGTACCATTAATGCGACCAATACTAAAAAAACTACAGGTAGAAGATATGGGTAGGGTACTTATTGTTAATTTAAAACCTAGTGGCCATGTAACCAAACATAATGACCAAGGAACGTATGCAGACCACTACCAAAGATTTCATCTTGTATTAAAAACAAACCAATGGTGTAGCCAAACTTGCGGAGATCAAAAGCAAAAATTTGAGGTAGGTGAGGTTTGGTGGTTTAACCATAAGAAAATACATACAGCGGACAATGTTGGCACGACAGACAGAGTACATATAATATTTGATTGTGTACCAAAAGATTTTTTATGACTAGTGTGACCGTAACTAATGATAGTAAAGCTACTGTAAACGAAAGTAGAGTACCTAAAACAGAAATTAGACTCTGCACCTACGATGAATTTAAAGTTTTAGCTGATCCATTATTTGAAGAGCATTACGAAGAAATTGCTCGTAACAAACAAATAATGAAGCTAAAGCCAAATTACAAACTGTATGAAGCACTTGATGCAACAGGTTGGTTATTCATTTATGTAGCAATGCAGGGCGATGTATGTATTGGATATTCTATGAACATAATGATTCATCACTTGCATTATGCAGATCTAAGAATTGCCCAGAATGACATTTTGTTTGTCAAAAAAGAATTTCGGGGTGGACGATTAGGTTTACGTCTAATAAAAGTCACAGAAGATCATGCAAAATCTGAGGGTTGTAAACTTATGTTATGGCACGCTAAAGAAAACACCGCTTTAGATAAGTTGCTACCAAAACTAAAATATGGTGTACAAGAAATCATGTATTCTAAGGAGATTTAACCAATGGTAGTAACAGCACTAGTAACTACAGCAGCAGCCACAACTTATGCAACAATTGAAGCAAACAATCGTGCAAGGGAACAAAGAAAACAGCAAGAAAGAGCATTAGAGCAGCAAAGAATAGCTAATCAACAAGCTAAAGAAACTGCTGAAGCAGAAGCACAACGTGCTGATATTGCATATAACCAAGCAAACCAGCAACAACCAGAAGTGCAAGCTATTGTTAGTAGAAGTGAAGAAGCTGCAAACCAAGGCCCTGCTGCAACAGTATTAACTGGTGGTGATAATATGGTTAACCCAGTAGCACAAGCGGTAGCTAAAGGTAAAAGTAAGAAAGGAGGAGGTAGAGGAGATGCTAGTGGAGGTAGTTTATTAACAGGTCAAGTAGGTGTAGATCCTTCAGCATTAAATTTAGGTGGAAATAGTTTATTAGGAAACTAATTAATGAAAACAAAAAAAGAAAAATTAATAACTAGGTGGGGTCATCTTAGGTCTGAGAGGGCTACATGGTGGTCACATTGGCAAGAAATTACGACATATTTATTACCAAGGAACGGACGGTATTTTCAACAAGATAGAAACAAAGGACATAGAAGACATAACTCAATATATGACAATACTGGTACAAGAGCGTTAAGAACACTAGGTGCTGGCATGATGGCTGGTGCTACGTCACCTGCAAGACCGTGGTTTAGGTTAGGTACTGCTGATCCTGAGTTAAATAGTTATGGGCCTGTCAAATTATGGCTGGCAGATGTCACAGAACGTATGCAATTAGTGTTTCAAAAGTCCAATACATACCGAACATTACATGGAATATACGAAGAACTTGGAGCATTTGGCACGGCTGGTTCTATTATCCTCCCCGATAGCAAAAACGCTATACATCATTACCCTGTAACCATTGGAGAATATGCAATAGCTACGGATTATCAAGGCAGAGTAAACACTTTGTATAGAGAATTTCAAAAAACAGTAGGAGAAGTGGTAAGAGAGTTTGGATATAACAAATGTTCAACGTCTGTTAAAAACTTGTACGACAGAGGTTCATTAGATAGTTGGATTACGTTAGTTCATGCGATAGAACCAAGGGATGATAGAGAGCGTGATTACAAGAAAAAAGACAATATGAACATGGCATACAAGTCTTGTTACTTTGAAACAGGTAGTGATGGCGATCAGGTGTTAAGAGAAAGCGGATTTAAAGAATTTCCAGCAGTTGTACCAAGATGGGGCGTAGCAGGTGGTGATATTTATGGTAATTCACCCGGTATGGAGTCGTTAGGTGACATAAAACAGCTTCAGCATGAGCAGTTACGCAAGGCACAGGGCATTGATTACCAAACAAAGCCACCATTACAAGTGCCTAGCTATATGAAAAACAGAGATGTAGATAGTTTGCCGGGTGGGGTTACGTTTATTGATGGGGCGCAGGGCAAAATTGAGACAGCATTTAACGTAAACTTAAACCTTGATCACTTGTTACGAGATATACAAGATGTTCGTGGCCGTATTAATGGTAGTTTTTATGCTGATTTGTTTCTTATGTTGGCAAATGCTACTGACACACGCATGACAGCAACAGAAGTAGCAGAACGTCACGAAGAAAAATTGCTTATGCTAGGGCCTGTATTAGAAAGATTGCATAATGAATTGTTAGATCCATTAATTGATATTACTTTTGACAGAATGGTAGAAGCTGGATTAATACCACCAGCACCAGAAGAGTTACAGGGCATGGAATTAAACGTAGAATTTGTATCCATGTTGGCACAAGCGCAACGTGCTATTGGTACAAACAGCGTAGATAGGTATGTTAATAGCATGGGTATGGTTGCACAGATGAAACCTGATGTACTTGATAAATTTGATTCTGATGCATGGGCAGATGGATATGCTGATATGTTAGGCGTTGACCCATCGTTAATAGTTGCAGGGCCACAAGTTGCAAAAATACGTCAGGCTAGAGCGCAAGCACAACAGGCAGCAGCACAACAGGAAGCACAAAATCAAGCTGCTGAAAATATGTCAAAGTTAGGTAAAGTAGATGCAGGTAATGCTATGGACATGATTAACCAATTTAGCGGTTACAACTCACCATCACCCTTGGAGGTATAACAAATGGATTTAATTGATTTAAAAAAAGACCCACAGCCTATTGATAGCAATGAAATGTATGAAGAACCGATGTATAGCTACGGTTTATGTATATCTTTAGGCAGAGAAGAACTAGAAAAATTAGGTATAGAAAAATTACCAGAAGCTGGTAGCGAAATGATGATTAAAGCTATAGCTTATGTCAAAACTGTTAGAGAAAGTAAAGAAAAAGATGGTGTTGAACAAAATGTAGAGTTGCAAATATGTGCTATGGGCATAGAACCATTTGATAAAAGTGGTGATCAGGCAGAAGGGTTATATGGTGAAAAAGCAGCGACAGCACCACCAAAGGCAGAACCTGCTGCTAAACAAGCTACATACTTAGCATAGGAGGTTTTTATGGGTAAAAACATTACAACGCCAGATAACATTAAATTTGGTGATATGTCAGCTACAGCAAGAATGAATTATTTGCGTATGCTTGACAAAAAAAAGGAAGAAGAAGAAGAAAAAAAATTAAAAAAATTGTATCCTAAATCATACATGGGAGGTAAAAAGAAATGAGTTTATACGAAAACATTCACAGAAAGCGTAAAAGAATTAAGGGAGGTTCTGGTGAACGTATGAAGAAAAAAGGTGAAAAAGGTAGACCTACTGCAAAAGATTTTGAGAATGCTGCAAAAACTGCCAAAAAAATGTATCCAAATCAGAAATAGGTGTAACCGTAACCTTGATATAGCTAGATATATTGGTTTATGAGCGAATACAATCCTCTCGATCTCAAAGGTCAACAAAAAACTAAAGACAATAAAAAGTCTGCGGAAAGAATTGACCGCCAAAATGAAGAGTCGGATATAAAATGGCTCATGAGCAGCAAGAGGGGTCGCAGATTAATCTGGAGACTTCTGGAGCAAGCAGGTGTTTTCCGATCATCGTTCAACACTAACGCAATGGCAATGTCATTTAGCGAAGGTAACAGAAACTATGGTTTGCAAATACTAAACTTGATTCACACTCTCTGCCCAGAGTTATACCCGACAATGATTAAGGAGCAAAAAAATGTCAGAAACGCTGATGACGGAAGCCGACCAAACCAATGAAGGCAGCACACAGCAACCAGTAGAAGAAGCCCAGACTGAGCAATCAGTTGAAGCAACTAATACTGAAGACACACAGCAGCAAGCTGAAACTGTACAGGATCAACAAGGTTCGGATGAATCCTCTGTTGAAAGTGAAACTAGCGAACAGGAAGCCACTAAAGAGGGCGCACCTGAGACATACGAGTTCAATGCAAAGGTGGCTGACGCACCAGATGAACTCGACCCCGAAGTCTTAACTGCATTCG